CAGCAGATGTCATGGGATTAACAGGAGTTTCTGCAACAGCGAATGTTGGATCTATTACACCAGCAGATGTTATGGGATTAACTGGTGTTGAAACTACTCTTGATGTTGGAGCTTTATCTATTGTTGAAGGAATTACCTTAAGTGGTCAGTCATCAACAGCCAGTGTTGGTTCTGTTACGGTAGCTGATCAAGCGATCGGTTTAACAGGACAATCAGCAACTTTAAGTGTGGGTGATCCTACAATAACATCAAATCCAGTTATAATACCAACTGGACTTTCTTCAACTGTTTCAGTAGGTTCTATAACACCAGCTGATGTTATAGGATTAACTGGAGTATCTGCTACAGCATCAATTGGAGCAACAACAGTTGCAGATTTAGTTTTAGGTATTACTGGAGTTTCAACAACACTAAGATTAGGATTACCTACTATTATACCAATTTATGGAAATGTTGACACCGGGTCAAATTCATCTTATAGTGCCATATCCACTGGATCTAATACAACACCAGGTTCAGTTTCAACAGGATCAAATAGTACTATTTCTGATGTTGCAACTGGATCAAATACAAGTTATAGTGACGCTGCATAGGAGATAAAAAATTATGGCTTCAACATACACGCCTCTTGGTATAGAGAAACAAGCAACTGGTGAAAACGCAGGAACTTGGGGAACAAAAACAAATACTAATTTAGAAATCGTAGAACAAGCCATTGGTGGTACTGCTTCACAGGCTGTCTCTGATTCAGGAGACACGACTCTGTCAGTATCTGATGGTTCAACTGGTGCAACTCTCGCACACAGAGTTATAGAATTTACTGGAACATTAACTGCATCCAGAAATGTTACAATACCTTTAGATGTTCAACAACTTTATCTTTTAAAAAACGGAACTTCTGGATCACAAAACGTAGTATTAAAATATGTTAGTGGAACAGGAACTTCAGCCACAGTTGCAAATGGTAAAACAATATTAGCCTATGCAAAAGCTGATGATGGCACAAATCCAAATATAGTTTCTGTTGAATTTGGTGGAGATGTTGTAGACGACACATCACCACAATTAGGTGGAGACTTAGATGTTAATGGAAATGATATTGTATCAACTTCAAATGCAGACATAGATATAATTCCAAATGGAACTGGAGATGTGGTCCTTGCAGCTGATACAGTAAAAGTTGGAGATTCTGGTGCAGCGGCTACCCTAACTTCAAATGGAGCTGGAGCATTAACTGTAACAACAGGAGGTGCAGCAGATTTAGTTTTAAACACAAATAGTGGAACAAATGCAGGAACTGTTACTCTTACAGATGCAGCAAATGGAGATATAACTATAGCTCCAAATGGCACAGGTAGAACAAAAGTAACTAATGCATCACCAGGAACTAGTTCTACTCAAATTGTAACCACTGATGGAAAAGGTATTGTCTTTTCCATGGTTTTCGGGTATTAATCTAAAAGGAGAATAAAATATGGCAACACCGAATCTTGTAAACATAGCAACAATCACACCTAAAAACGCTATGGGTAGTTTATCTGATACAAACAGAACTACTATGATTGATGTCCCTGCAGAAACTGCAGTTAGAATTGATACAATATTATTAGCTAACATTGATGGAACTAACGCTGTTGATGCAACAGTAGAAGTTAGTAACGACAATGGTTCAACCTACTATAAAATAGCAAGCACAATTTCAGTGCCTGCAGATTCAACATTAGATTTAATTTCAAGACCTATCTACCTAGACGAAACTGACTTAATTGCTGTTACAGCTGGAGCTGCTAACGATTTAGCTTTTCATGTTTCTTATGTAGAAATGGTAGACTAGGAGAATAAATGCCAAGAATAATTAAATTAGCAAAAGGAGATTTTACAGTTTCTAGTATAACTGTTGATAGTAGTGGAAGAGTAATTACTGCATCTTCAGGAACAGCAGGAGGCGGAGCCAATGAAGTAGCTTTAGCCGCAATAGGTGGTCAAAGTGGAACTTATACTGCTAACGCAAACGCAAACAGAATAGCTGCTTATATGGCGGCAGGAGGCGGGGGCGGAGGATCTAGAGACAGCACTCAAAACAACGTAGGAGGAGACGGAGGAGCTGGAGGCTATGGACTTTTTAGCTTTTCAATACCTGGTCATCCTTTTTCACAACCTTATGCAGTAGGAAGTGGGGGAGCAGGCAATACAACTCCCAATGGTAGTCAAGGTCCTGGTGTTGCTGGAGGACAAACAACAATAGCAAATGTAGGAACCGCTAATGGAGGAGGTGCAGGAGTTGCAAACAATGATCAAAATGGATCAGATGGAACCGCTCCAAGTGCAACACTTGATCTTACGCCAAGTCCTGGTCCTGCTAGAGAGATAGTAATACCTGGAGTAAGTGGACAGGGCGGACAAGGAAAACAAGGATTTCCACAAGGTGGGGGTGAAACAGGCACCACTGGTGCATTACTAGTTTATGAAAACAAAGGAACTTAATAAATGGCGTTTGCTTATAAACCTAAACCCGAAAACACTATTTGTGCAATAGCAGCTAACGAAACTGAAGCTGAAAAAATGGGTATTAATTCAGAAACATTAGTTTTATTTGACAAAGTAGATATTACCGATACTGTGTTCAATCAAATTAGGTTGGGAGATAAACTTTGTTCAGCAATGAGCGACAGTGACTTAACTTTAATTGATAATTGGGAAGACTATATTCAATCAGCAGATCAAGCAAGTGCACTTAGAGAACAAGAAATAAATCAGATTAATAATTGGATTAATGTTAATAAAGGCAACTCTAGAGCAAATGATTTTATTACTTATATCAGCGATTATCAGGCTTTAGATTTAGGAAGTTCTTGGCCTATTGACGTTAGTTGGGGAAGACACATTGAATCTTTAGGATTAACTTACAAACATAGACTTCAATTTCCTATTTACTAAGATTAAAAATATGTTATAGTTCTTTTATGAACGAGAGAAAGATAGAGTTTTCTGTTGAAAATTCTTACATAGAACAAAATAAAGATATTTTACCAATTCCGATAAAACATAATTTACCAAATTGGTATAAAGATTTAAAACATGATTTAAAACTTCGAACTGTAAAAGGATGTAAACCTTTTTTAGATAGTTTAACATCTGGTTATTTATTAAAACTACCTCAAGACATATCTGTAAAACATAACGTATTTAATGAAAAAATAAATAAAATAGACAGTTTTTTTGGGTGTCCTGTGCATAAAGAAACTGCTCTTAAAGTTAATTTAAATTACAATCAAGAAGAGGGGGCTTTTCACAATAAATTTCAAGTAGAGGGATGGCCTTATGCAGAAAAAAATGGTGAACATATTGGAATATTTAAAGTTAAAAATCCTTGGACTATAAAAACTCCGCCCGGTTATTCTTGTTTATTTATTCCCCCACTAAATAATCACGATGATAGATTTGAAATAATACCTGCGATTGTAGACACGGACTGTTATTCAAACGAAGTTAATTTTCCAATAATATTAAATTCTTATAAATATCCTAAATTAGATGATATTTTAAAAAGAGGAACTCCCTATGTTCAAATAATTCCTTTTAAAAGAGATTCTTGGAAAATGAATATAAAAAGTAAAAAGTATACAGATTTTTTTAAAACAAAATTTATAAACGTATATCAAAATTTATTTTGGAGAAAAAAAAGATGGAAATAGAAGATGTTATAGGAATATATGATGAAGTTTTAACTCCATCTGTTTGTTCAAGTATAATAAAATTTACAAACTTATTTAAGCTTGGAGAGGCAAAAATAATTAATGAAAAAATTAAAGGTGGTGAAGTTAATAAAGAAATTAGAAACACTAATATTTTACCTTTAGAAAGAAACTCAAACTCAATGTCAAATGTTCATTGGTTTAATTTTTTAACAAAAGATATTTGTGACATTCTTGAATTTTATAAAAAAGATAAAAAAATAAATGATCTTCAATTAAAAAAAATAATGGATATGTCAATTTTAAAATACGATACGGGAGGTTTTTACTTACCCCATACCGATCACAGTTTTAGCACTCCAAGAACTTTGACTATTATTTATTTCTTAAACAACGATTATGTTGGAGGTAAGTTAAATTTTTGGAATTTAGAAAAAACTAAAATAATAGGCAGCGTGTCCGCTGTGCCAGGAAGGGTGGTTGTTTTTCCAAGTAATTTTTTATTTCCACATCAAATTGAAAAAGTTTCAAAGGGAACTAGATATACGGTGATAGCATGGGCACTTTAGGAAAAGACTTTAAGTATTTAAAGATAAACGAGTTTTTATCTAAACAAGAAATAAATTTATTTACAGAGTATATGATTATTAGACATAGAAATAATTTAAATAGTTTTGATTCAGTGCAAAACAATAATCGTGATACTTTTTTTCACGGAGATCCTTTGTTTGATTCATTGCTTCTTACTAAAACTAAAACAATGGAAAAACATACTAATTTAAAATTATTCCCAACATATTCTTGTTGGAGAATGTATTCACACGCAGCTGTTTTAGAAAAACATGTGGATCGCCCATCTTGTGAGGTTAGTGTAACAATTCAAATAAATAGTGATAAACCAGGAGAGTGGCCTATTTATATAGAAAATAATGCTTTTAATTTAAAACCAGGAGATGCAGTTATTTATTTAGGAACTGAAGTAGAACATTGGAGGGAGCCTTTAAAAAGTGATTGGAGCTCTCAAGTTTTTTTACATTATGTAAACCAAGATGGAAAGTATAAAGATCATATATGGGATAAACGTAATTATCTAGGAGAACCTAAAGATGGAATTTAAACAAAATAAAAAAGATGGATCTTGTGAAATAATTTTTTCTGAAAAGGAAAAAAAGATTATAAACGATAAAGGAAAACTTTTTTTGTCAGCGACATTTTTAAAACATTTTGGAAACAATTTAGTTAAGATAGTGGCTGATTGGAATATTAATTTTAACAAAGACGTGCAAAAATTAATAAGTAAATCAAGTAAGATGGAGGATATTGAATAAAAAATGCTTTTCCCCCTTACTTGTTCTGATAATTTTTTTAGTAATCCAGATGAAGTTTTAACAAGATTATTAAAAATTTCATTTGATCCTAGTGTTAAAAAACAATTTTACCCAGGTTTACGAACTAAAAATTTAATTTATGAGGACACACAATTTTCAAAATGGATTGTTAAAAAAATACTTTCAATAAATTTTCCGGGTTTTGAAAATAATGTGGATGCAAAAGTAGATATATTTTTTCAAAAAATACCACCAGGTGTGGAACACGATGGCTGGATCCACACAGATAATTTTGCTAAACAAACTGCAATTATATATTTAAGCAAAGACAATCCAGCTGGAACTTCTGTTTATTTAAAAAATAATTTTACCGATATTATCGGAGAAAAATTTTTAACAGAAGAAAAAAATAAATTAAAGTATGACTACTTCACTCACCCTGAAAAATTTAATGAAGAAGATTTAAAAATATTAAAAAAACAAAAA